AAGATCAAAAAACTCAGGCCAAAGCGGCTTCTGCATAGACTCTTTTGTTTTCTTGTCGATTGTATCTAAGATAGCGGGAAACTCGACAACCTCATACTGATCGGACCTTTCGTTCTGCGCCATGTCTCTCGTAACACGTCCTGTTAAGTCATCCATATGCCAACGTGTTTGTATTATGGCAACGCGACCTCCAGGCATAAGACGGGTCCGCGCACCAAAGGTGAACCACTCGTAAGCTTTTTCGAACACTTCAAAGTTTCCATTAATGACATCTTGTTCAGAGTGGGGGTCATCGACGAGCAAGAGGTCAGCACCACGACCTGCAATAGAAGAACCAATACCACACGCATAATACTCACCTCCTGAATTTGTGTTCCAACGCCCTGCAGATTTAGAGTCGATGGCTAACTTCACAGTAGGAAATATAGCTGTGTAAGCGTCTGTGGCAATCAAATTACGTACTTTTCGACCAAAATCAACCGCTAGATCAGTCGTATGAGACACCATCATAACCTTTTTATTGGGGTTACGCCCCAAGAACCATGCGGGAAACATAATAGACACAAGCTGTGACTTACCATGTCGAGGAGGTATATTCACACAAATACGATCTTTTTCTCCTCTTTCGATGCCCATGAGCATATCTGCAAGTAACCTGTGGTGCTTTCCAACAATGTAATCAGGCTGCATAGCTTTACAAAATTCTATAAGATCATCGTAAGATGCTTGATTTATCTTCCGCGTACTCAATTCATCGACCATACGGTCAATCTCAGCAATCTCTTCGGTACTATATTGGTCTAGATTATTCAACATCTGTTGAATTTCTTCCTCAGTAAAGTCTAAAACAGGCTTATTCACTGTCTAAACCTAGCTCCTCGTCTACATTTAAGGGTTCTCCATCTATCACAACGGCATTTTCTACTTCATTTGCAGGATTTACAAGTTTTGCGAGCTTAGAACGCAGTTTTTCACGTAGATCATCCGTAGATTGGTGTGTTATGGTAACTTCTGACTTCTCTGCAAACAATCCTACGTCAGAAATCTTACCCAAAAGCTCCAAAGCACGTATTCTAACCCGTGGATCAGGGTTATCTGTCTCCAATAGTAACTTATTTGTCACTAAGTGACGTATCTGCACCGAACTTTCTACAACAGAACGTCCAAACTCCTGTAAAATACTGTTTGTCAAGAGCAATGAGGCGGGGGTAAGGGCTGCTAACTTGTTTGGGGTAGCTTTCTTAGAAGTTTTCTCAGGATTATCAGCATAAGCCGTAACAAGTTTAGCTGCTACATCCTTATCTTCCTTCGTTGGCTCCAAGTCTAACCCATGTCCCTCAAGTTCTTTAGCCGTATTAGCTGCTGACTCCACACGATCCTTTAGATCGACAGGAGGGACACTCTTTTCTAAGGGTACACCCATTTCGGGTTCTACTATTATAGTCATATTTGCTCGCAGGTTGTCACCGTAACGCATTATATAGTGAAAAAAATTTTTTTGTAAAGCGATTTAGAATTTATAGGGGGGGTGTTCCTATATAAAGGGGGGTGGGGGTCCAATCTCAGAATTTTGCGATTTATTTGAGTAAATTAATATTACATACAGAAGCACGCAACGCATTTCACAACGCGAGGGGTGGGGGTGGGTATGGTTGCCGATATCACGATTTGACATTTCTAGATAGGATCAAGCTAGTCTAGACAGATTTAGACAGGTCTAGACAGGTTTAAGCAGTTCTACTACGGGAACGCTATTGACAATCACGATTAAGTATGATCTAAGTTAATCATCGAAACGGCAGAGATGCCTGATCGGTATCTCTGATGAAAGTCATAATAATTATGTCTCCGTTTCGATAACGATAGGAGGTCATTATGACCAAATCACCTAAGACTACGGCTTCTTTTGATAAGAAGTTTTCTGAAACTTCGCTCGGTCATCTGAGCGACATTGGTTCTGCCGTCCGTACTACTCGCACGGTATCAGGTCCGCTTGCAAAAAGCCTATTCGACGACGGGTTTGTTGTAACGGATTTATACCCGCATAGTGGGCCGAATGCGCATAAATCTACCTGTACTAAGGTATGGTTTGACGAGTACTTGTTCCCTACGATTGCTTCTTTCGCAGGGTTTGAGGCCGCATTGTGGACTATGGACGACATCAAAGACGGTAAGCATGGCGATGATGTTATCGCAGCGAAGCGTGACAGGGAAGATGCTAAGAGCGACGTTTACAGCGTTCTAGCAAAAGCCCGTAAAGCTATGTTGTCTTTGGAAGAAAGCGGCGGAGCCAATACTTCTCGATCTGCAGAAGTTCGTATAGCAGATGAGGTCTCTAAGCTTATTAATTTAGTAGGCACTGAAGGCCTTGTTCTTAAGAACTTCAAACTCGATGACACGTTTGACGTGCTTGGTGGGCTTAACTTCTCACAGACACTGAAAGCAGTCAAAGCGATTGCAGACGGAAAGTTGGAAAAGTTTGAGAAAGAGCTTGACCAGTCTTAGACAACAACGAGGTAGGCACAATCTAGTGCCTACTTCACGCAACATCTACCAAGAAGTTCTGTATCGTTGTAAGGCACAGCGTAGACTAACAGAACTTCACAAACTTCGATACAAGCGCAAGCTTGTGAAACTTCTTAGAAGTTATGAACGATCTAAGGATAACGAGTATCGGAGTTTACGGTAACAACAACGGGGCAGGCACAGTCGGTGCCTGCTTCACTCAACATTAATATAGGAGGCAACAATGCCAGAACTAAAAAGAAAAGTTACAGGTATAGATACCACAACAGGTATTGTACACTGTAGACCAAGAACACTTAGTGCAATAAGTATACCAGACTTAATAGACAGTCGTATGCACGAGGTGCAAGAGAAGGTAGACGCGACAATGACAACGGTAGACCCGTTTATTGTAGGAGATACTGAATGTGTGGCGTTACGAGAATACTACGAAGAAGTAGAAGCAGCGGCTTGGACACACGTTCCTGATCCTTTACCTGAAGAGGGACACGCGGACATGCCTGACAATACTGCTATGATAGTAACAGTAGATTGGTATAAAGAATATCTTATGCAAGTTGAAGTAATGAATTTGTTACATAATGTTGCACAGGGTATATTTGAAAGCCAACACAAAATCTTAAACATACAACTTAAGGTAGAGTTATAATGGATTATGAACCAAATTTTCTTATGACTTGGTTGAACATAGTAGCAGGGTTAATTACTTTTGCTATTGTGGTGCTAATAATATTCTTCTTCTGTTTACTATGAGTCATTGGCCCCTTCGGGGGCCTTTGATACCAGTTACATTTTTAGCGTTGCGCCTCACGAAGTCAAACAGATGTTCCCCAAATGTTCCCCCAATAAAACAAGGACGGGCGAACTACCTGCCGAGCAGGTAAAAACTATTTCATTATCTGACAACATGTGTAGCCACGCGCCTTTCGGTGTAGCAATGTGTCTCTCACCTGCCGAGCAGGTAAACACGTTGGTGTAATATACCAGTTTCTAGTGTAGCGTTGCGCCTCAATGTAGCAACGTGTTCACCTGCCGAGCAGGTAGAATTGCAATGTTACCTCTTTCGTTCATACAAATAAGGCAATGTAACTTTTACCCCCTCTAATGTAACCTAATGTTACCTTTTTTTAGGGCAAAAAGTTACAATTCTAAACCTGCCTAAACCTGCCTAAACCTGTCTTGTAGTAGTTAGCAATGAAGCAAAAAACTATATATATATATATATATTATATAATGTTACCTTTTAGAAAAATTGTACCCAAACCGTACGAGATGGGGTCTCGCAGATACCTTTGTAACCTCCCAACATTCGCACCTCTCAGGATCGCTCAATTCTCAGAAAAAGGTAACATTGTAACATTTCAATCTTTTCAAATACTTACAGGAAAACGCGAGGTTACAATAAGGAACAATATAGCACAATACACAAAAACACAGGTTTAAACACCAAAACCATGAAAAACTAATGTTCTAGCATTTCTTGACATTTTAGTATACTTATGCTATACTATAAACATAATTGAACTCTATCAGAAAGGAACGTGTTGTGGTAAAAAATACAAAGCAGTTTATCGACCTGCCGAGCAGGTGGGCAACATGCACAGACTGTGGCGAAGAATATGACATCAGGCGTTTGACACAAGCAGGTTTTTCAACCTGTATGGATTGTGGTGAGATAAACGCAAAGAAAGTTATACGATGCACAGTACCAATGCACAAGTCAAACATTATTGTGATAAGCAGAAAAGAAGACCTACTATATTTAAACAAACCGTAAAGGAGAGAGACTATGAGTGAAGTAACAAAAGATCAGATGCTCATGAGAGCCGACGATATCGAAGATATACTCAACGACGTGTTCGCACGTAACATGCCAGAACTACACGAGCAAGAAGAGTTAGGCATGGGGTTTGGTAAGGAAAGAATACTAAACGAAACAAATCACGTTGATTGCGAGAACAAAGAATTGGAGGACGTGTATTTACCTCCATCATACTCAAGACCATTCGTAGAGCCACGAACTACGAAAGAATATAACAAGATGATGGACGACTACATCACAGAACGCATAAACAGCGTAACACGAGAAGCGGACGCTAATGGAACTTTTGACGTGGTGTTCGATGGTATGGACGCTGAAACAATATACAACAAACTGAAGGGAGAAAAATCATGAACATGATGACAACAACAGCACTCAACACGTCTGTAGTGCCAGACATATCCTCAAGCTTCTTGGGGATCAATTTGAATATCGGTGACTATCGTACCAAGAAGT